AGCTGACTACCTCGACCCGAACAAGTGTACCCCCCTGCACAATCGCTCACGATCCTGCAGAGGGGTACGACTTGAAACGGGCTTGCACCAGCACCAGCAACTATTATATCACATCGTTACCAGGCACCACGCAGTAAGCCAAACTGAGAAAAGCGTTAGGCAAACGGCAAACACATCACACAACCATTGTGCCGTTAGCTCATCTTGATCTACCCTTTTAGTTGGCTTTCGTCTTGTGCTCATTTCATATCCTCCAATACCTTTAGAACATTCTCCAACTGTACAACCTCGCAAACCTTACGTATCCTATCTTGCTCTGTTGAAAAGCCCTTGAACATACGCACAAGCTCATAGAATTCCTTGTCGTGCATTTCTTGCACCTTGCCTGTCACATACCTTACAGCATCGTGGTACCCGCTCAAATATGCATCGGAGCGCGCTTTCAGGTTCTCTAAGCTATCGACCATCCTTAACCCTTCTCTATAGTTTCTTCCCGCACACAAAAGCATAGCACAACCAACATGCAAACACATTCACACTTGAAACCTACTACGCAAACGGCTACTATCTTTTGTAGCAGGGTAGCAGACGGGAGGTGAGACAATGGCTAAGAAGTTCAACATCCACAATGCCATAGAAAGCAGCACCATCAGCGCAAAGGTTGGTCGCTCTATGGTCTTTACCATCTGTGAGGGACATGTCGTAATCGCGGGTGGTGAGTATGATGATTTCACCGACACGCTTTTAGGCAAGTGGACGGCAAAGAGGGCAACCGAGAAGCTACGCAAGCTGCATGGTGACGATACCATACAGATTGTGCACACGACGATCTATAAGCAGTACGTGCAAATGGAGCTACTAGACTTTTGGCTAGAGGCAGAGGCAACTAGCGACCCTGTAGAGGTAACAGAGACATTCTTGAAGTAAAGGAGTTAGATCATGAGCATTAACGTTGTTACCCTTAGCGGAAACCTTACCCGTGACCCTGAGTTTCGCATGGCAAAGTCTGGTGATGGTGGGGTGCTCACCTTCTCTATTGCCGTGAACGAGCGCAGGCAGAACCCGCAGACGAACCAGTGGGAGGACGTGCCCGCCTTTGTTGATTGCGTTGTCTTTGGCAAGCGTGCTACCGCCCTGGCAAACATCCTGCACAAGGGATTGAAGGTTTCCATATCTGGCAAGCTTCGCATGAGCCAATGGCAGGACAAGGCCACCGGTAAGAACCGCTCCAAGCTGGATGTTGTCGTGAACGAATGCGAGTTCATGACCGCACGCGAGCAGCAGGCAGCTCCGCAGCAGCCCATGCAGCAGGCAATGCCGCAACAGGGCTACTATATGTAGTACACAGCACTAACCACAGCAGCCCATGCCCTGAACGTTGGGTATGGGCTTTTCTTTTAGGAGGTGCTTCAAATGCCTAGAGCAAAGCGACCATCTGACGAGCTTTACAACGCCCGCAGGCGAGTGCGCAGGCTTGCAAATAGACTATCAAGGCAAGGTGATACGCAGCGTGCTAGCGAGCTTCGCAGCATTGCGGCTGCTGGGTCTGGTGCGACCATATCAGAGCTAACGAGCATCTACCAGAGCGCACGGATGGCAACCGTTCGCACGACTGAACCAACACCAGCACAACCGAGGCAACCTAGACCGCCTAAACCGTCTGACGAGATTTACAACGCACGCCGTAGGCTAAAGCGACAGGCCAACCGCATTGAGCGCGAGGCGCAACAAATGCAGGGCATGGCAAAGGAGCAGGCGCAAGGCTTTGCCGACTACCTACGCAAGGAGGCGCAAGCGCAAAAGGGAAAGAAGCTGTCACCAGAGCAGCGCCAGAGCCTACTAGATCGGCTTGCAAGCATACGAGAGGCAACACGCGCAGGAACATATGAGCCTTTTAGGATTCGCAGGCGCAACATGATCTTTATGCAGCAGCTCAACGCAGCAGGAACCAAGGACGCTGATAGCTCCATTACAGAGCGTCAAAAGGACGTTTTCTGGGCAGCTGCCAAGGGACTATGGACTAACGCTGACGTGGCACGTAACGAGCGCTACAACGTCATTGCCAGCTATTTCTATAACCTGGCAGAGAACGCAAGCAGCACCGCGCAGGCTTTCCAAAAGTGGCTAAAGGACAAAAAGAAAAAAGAACCTGCTGACGTGTTCGGGGACTTGCAGCTAGTCTTTGAGTACGTAACCACAGAGCTTAACGACCCTGCTGATTATGAAAGCCCTGACATTCCGTATGGCTCTTACATAAACCGTATCATCTTTGTGAAGTGACAGAGTCATGGGGAAGGGCAAGAAAACATACAAGATATGGTGTAGCTACGACACCGAAACGAGCAACACGCTGTACGCTGATGCCGAATACAGAGCGTGGCCTATCCTCTATATCTTTGACGATCTGCACAATTGCGATATGGCAACATACGAGCCTGATTGTGCAGACGAACAAATTACCTTCTATCGCACCTATCAGGATGCCGTGGCCTATATCGTGCGCATGATTGAGGACGCAAAGGGGCAGGGGGTAGTGCCTATCATGTGCACCTATAACATGATCTTCGACCTGCAAAGCATCATGTACGAGCTGCGCAAGCTCTACGACATGGAGGTAAACGCCCAAAGCTCGACCAACGTTTATACGCTCGACCTATACGAGGGCAAGCGTCATGTTTTGAGGGTTTGGGATACGTTCCACCTAGACCCGCGCAACCTGGACGCTATGGGGGACACGTGCGGAGTGGCAAAGCTAAAGGGGGACTGGGATTACGATCTTGTGCGCACACCAGAGACGCCCCTATCTGACATGGAATTAGGCTACGCTGCACGTGACGTGCAGGTTATACCAGCCTACCTTAGATGGCTTTGTGATGCGCACGACTGGCTCACGCCTGACATGCTGGGATGCCGTGTGCTGACCAAGACCAGCATTGTGCGGCAGATGGCAAGAAAGCGCATAGGAAACCTGAAAGTTAGAACCACAAAGGGTAACAAGATCACCTTGCTTAGAGCCTTTGAAAGCCTATGCAGGCGCGAGCAACCAAAGGACTTTGCCACGTTCGCGCTACGTCTTGCCTGCTTTCGTGGTGGCCTTACCTTCACGGCAGCGCTGACCGCTAGCCATGTTGTGCGTAACGTCTACAGCCTGGACGAGACAAGCGCACATCATGCCTTTATCAACGGTCGCAGGTGCCCCATAGACTTTCACCCGCTCGATGCCGATACGCTCAAACTATGGCTTGACGATGTGGCAAGCTACACGCTGCAAGACGTGCTCAACCGCTATGCATACCCATTCCAGCGTTGGTTTCACGTGCGAGTGCGAGTGCATAACCTACGATTGCGCAAGGGCAGCGCATTCGATACGTGGGGCATAGGGCTTTTGGCACAAGCCAAGTTTGGCAAGTACGTTCCACAGTCAAAGATAAGCGATATCAACATGCGTGCCATTGATGCAATGGAGCTGATCAGGGAACAGGGCTACATAGATACGTCTAGTGCGCCTATCTATGCCTTTGGCAAGCTCATGGCAGATGCGGACACGTGCCTATGCCTTACGGAGCTGGAATGGTGGTGCGTCTGCCAGGTGTACGAGTTCGACAGCTACGAGCCAATAGCAGGCGAGGGAACGACACGCAGCATATGGCCACCTGACTACGTGGCGCTACAGTCTAATATGCTCTTTGAGCAAAAGAACGATGCCAAGATCATCAACGCTGGATATGAGAGCCTGACACCGTATGACGGGATAATCGGTGCATCGGTTCCGCAAAGCATCGCGCAGGGTTTCCGTGAGGGCAAGTACACAGACCAATTCTGCGCAGCCTGGTACCAGATAGCAGTTAAAGGGGCTTTCAACTCTATCTATGGCACGCAGGCGCAAAACCTTTTCAAGGCAGAATATGAGGTACGGACAGACAGCGAACTAGGGATAGACCGCGACACGCGACCCACAGAGCAAAACTTTTCAGAGAAGCTAGACGAACAAAAGCATCCCATGGTGCTCTATACCTATGGCATGCGCATTGTTGGGGGCTCGCGCATGCAGATCGTGATAGCGTGCATGCTCTTGTATCAGGCGTTTGGTGCCGCCGTGACCGTCACGGGAGGGGACACGGACAGCCTAAAGGTGAGTTGTCCAGACTTTATAACGCCTGACATGCTTCTTGACGCCCTAGAGCCTTTGCATAGGGCAACAACTGACGCTATCAACCTTTGCATGGCACGATTGCGCAAGAATTTTCCAGAGCATGCGTCAACGCTAGACCATGTTGGTTGCTTTGAGCTTGAACCAGCCATAAAGGGTGCAAAGGATGCGCAGGAATGCGCCTATGCCTACCACCTGGAGGCATGGAACAAGGCGAGGATATCCATAGACGCACGAGGGCACGCACACATAACGTGTGCAGGTCTTTCAAGACCAGACGGCATGTATCACATTGGAACATGGATAGATGGCATGCTAGCGCGAGGCTTTGCGCCTGATGCCCTTTTGCCCTACGTGCTGGGATATAACACCACAATCACCAATGACGTGTGCCATGCCCTAGACCATCACAAACCAGCCTTTGGTGAGATGGTGCATCGTAGAGTTACGGATTATCTAGGACATTCCTGCGATATTGACGCATATCAGGCAATTGCGCTATTTCCGACTAACAGACGAATAGGCGACCTCATGAAAACAGCCAATGCAGACAATGTAGCGTACCTGCAAGGCAGATATGGCCGCACGCCTGACACCACAGAGAGGGTTATAGGAGTGGAATACAACTATGCCTATGCCTATGCCCTAGTGCTTATGGGTACCTTCCCTATCAACATCTGTAGACACTTTGTAGACAACTTTGCACGCCCCGTGCTCTATGAGCAGGACTACTTAGGTATGAGGGAGGTACGACCATGAGAAGAGACGCCTACGACGTAAACGGCTACATAGACTGGCCTTACATCTTGTCTTTTGACGCGCCCTATACCATCGTGTGCGACGTTCGCTCCAGGGGAAAGACCTTTGGACTTCGCCTGCAATGCGTGCGTGACATGGTGAGACGTGGCAAGGGCTTTTGTGAGCTATCGCGCACGGCAGAGGCTATCAAGGGTGATACGGCCTTGCAGCGCGGATACTTTGACAAGTTCTATAGGGAGTTGCCCGATGACAAGATGCTCAAAGAGTGGCTATGCGAGACAAGAGGGCACCAGGCATACATTGCCCGACGCCCGCCAGAGGGCAAGAAACCCGACTGGCAGGAGTTCGGCTACTTTGTCGCGCTTAACGAGGCAGAGCAGCTCAAGAGCCAATCGAGCCGATTCAAGCCCGTTAGGAGGTACATCTTTGACGAGGCATTGATAGACAAGACGCTACCTGGTGCGCGCTTTCGTGACTACTTGCCTGGTGAGATTCACGCCGTATCCTCGATCATGAGCAGCATTAGCAGGGAGAATCCCAACACCAAGGATGCCGACAGGCCGAGACTTTACCTTTTGGGAAATGCAGTAGACCTAACCTGCCCATGGCTTGCGCACTTTGGGATTACCGACGTGCCACCATATGGGTTTAGCTGGCACTTTGGTGGAAAGTGCCTTTTGTGGTACGGCAAGCCGGACAGGGATTGGGCAGCGCAGCAGGACAAGAGCGTATCAGGAGCGCTGATAGCAGGAACGCAGGCAGCGGCAAGCGCTACGCTGAACGAGTTCATGACGCTGGATGACAGCTACTTTGGGGAGGTGCCCAAGGGTGCGCCGTTCGCCTTTGGTGTGGTGTACAAGGGTGCAAGCTATGGAGTGTGGTGCGACATGGCAGAGGGCTATTACTACGTCATGCCCTATCTTCCCAAGAGCACGGACGGCAAGCCGATCTATGCTCTAACGGCTAGCGACGCACGCCCCAACTACATCCTTGCAAGGCGTGCGCAAAGGAGCCTAAAGGGGTTTGTGGACTTGTACTATGCGGGAATAGTAAGGTACAAAGACCACGCGACACGTGCAGGGTTTCTGGATGCCATGGCATTGTTTGGGGTGAGGTAGATGCAAATTAGTTTTAATCCGTTCAATATGGACAGCCTGGACGATAAGGCACGCAAGGTGTGCGAGGAAGCTACGGAGTTCTATGCGGAGCATCATGAATGCCTAGAGAACGGCACCATTGGTGTAACGATAGGGTTGTTTAACGAGATTGGGGACGTGCTTACCGCCATGCTCAACTATTGCAATGCGGCAGGCATAGACCCGCAGCAATGCATAGACATGGCAGAGCAAAAGAACAGGATTCGCGGGAGGTATGGTAATGAACATTAACCTAAAGAGACGCTACCCGAACAGCCGCACGGAGGACATAACAGACGCCTTTAGCCGAGGTTTTGTATGTGGAAGGAATATGCGAATGAGCGACACAGAGAAAGTATTTACCTACGAGGAAGTCAAAGAGCTATGCAGAGATGCGTTTGATACCGGAAAGCTCTATGAGCGGGAAAGCACGTATTACGGTGTTGACGCTGTTGCATATGACTGGAAACATTGGCTAAAGAGACATGATTTGGCTAGCTATGTTGCAGGGCACAAAGGCGGAGTTAAAGAAGGGCGTGAGGATATGAACATTCAAGACGCAACAGCAATGAGCTATAGCCAAGGTTACGAGGATGGCTACGAGGCAGGCTATAGCGAGGCTACAGCGCATTGGCAGGAGGATTGCAGACAGCTACGAGAGTGCTTGCGTGCTATCCTAGACAAAGGCGAGACGCCCGAGGATTCAGGAGCTAAGGCAGATTAGGGGATAACCAGCGTGAGGAACGCTCCCCCGCCTTTTCGTGCGTGGTTGTGCGGCCTGATACCAAAGCCCACGTTTTGCCATACTTTCCCGAAACGTGCCCATATTCGTATGGGCACGTTTTTGCTATACTTCGCAGTAATGACCTATCGTTAACGATGCTTTGGAGGTATCGCTATGGACGATGACATCCGTGAAGAGCGCGAGGAAGTGCAAGAGGAAGTAGAGGAAAGCCCCGAGACGCCCGACGAGGCAGCGGAGCAGCGTACCGACGATTACGACGGACTGGCGCGACGCCTGGACGAGATCATGGACATGGTGCGTGATGGCTTTGAGAGCATGCGCACGTCCCTTGAAGCCCTGGGCGTGACGCAGCTTGAAAGCGCAAGTGTCGCAGGCAATGACGTTGAGGAAATCGTAGACGCTGGAATCGACACCGTTGGTGACCTTATGGGGCTGGATACCCTTGACCTACTCTAAAGGAGTGATGCCAAATGCAGGACAATACGACCGTACTGGCAAATGCGTTCCTGGAGGCTTCTACGGACTTCCAACAGCGCGTGCCAAACCCAAGCCAGCATTCACTGGCTAAGGTTTCCGAGTTTCTTTTTAAGCCCATGAACAAAAAGTATTTGAATGAATTCATTGACATCTTTGTCAATCGCATTGCAGGCGAGCTTATCCGTCAAAAGACGTTCATTAACCCCCTGAAGCGCAAGCGTGAGGACATTCTCTACGGTACGACCATTCAGGAAATCGAGCTGGACTTTATCAAGGCGCACGCATACCGTGACGATTGGGGACACCGCATTGACGATATCACCAACCTGTTGAAGGTGTACCGCCCTGACGGACAGGTTGCCTATCACAGCGTTGATCGCTATGACCAGTACCCCATTAGCATCAATCGCATGGAGCTGCGAGGTGCCTTCACTGGTGAGTATGGCCTGAACCGCCTTGCGGCAAAGATCATGCAGGTGCCGTACAACAGTGCCGAGTATGACGAGTACGGCTACTACAAGCAGCTCATTGCAGAGCACGAGTACCGCCATGGCTTCTACAAGCACCAGGTATCCGCCTTCCCGTCTACCGAGGTAACGGGCAAGGAGTTCCTGCGCGCGCTGCGCGAGTACGCGTACAATTTTACCATTCCCAATCGCCTTTACAACGCGAACGATGCCACCGTTCCCGTGTGGGTGAATGCGGACGAGATTCCCAGCATGGTGCTCTATATCGAGAGCAAGGCACTTGCCACGCTGGACGTTGACACGCTTTCGGGTATCTTCCACCTGGAAAAGGCAGAGGCACCGTACCGAATCCAGTTCATTGACAGCATTCCCATCCCTGGTGCTTTCGCCCTTCTCACGACTGATGATTTCTTTGTCTGCTCGGACTACGACATTAGCAATGATTCTTTCTACAACCCGCAGACCCGCACCGAGACTTATTACTATACCGTCATTGGCATGTACTCCACCAGCCCCTTTGTTCCCGCCGTGCTCTTTACGACCGAGGCGGGCACCGTCAATGCCAAGGTCACGCAGGCCGTTACGGGACTTACCATCACGCCTGCGACAGCAAACGTGGAGCAGGGAGGACAGCTTGCCCTTGTCACGAACCTCACGGGAACGCTTACAGCAGACCCCGTGGGATTCCAGGTGCCGCCCGCGCTTTCCGTTGCGCCCGACGCATGCACCTACGAGGTTACCGCGACCATGACCACGGGCGACGGTGATGCCGCCGTCACCACCGAGGTCGATCTTGATATTGACACCTACGTTGACCGCTTTGGCATTCTGCACGTGGGTACCACCGTTCCCGTTGGCACCGTAATTACCGTGGTGGCTACCAGCACCTATGACAACGGCACCGACGATCCGGAGACGGCCACCGGCACCTACACCGTGATTGCACCTACGGCTGCCTAGTGTGATCTAAAACCCTTCCCGCTTTTGGGGCACGGCATGCAGGGTGCCGTGCCCCTACTTTTAAGGAGGTGTGCCCATGGCAAGATTCCCGCACCTGAAAGGGGCAGACCCGTTCCCTCACTTCGCCACCGTTGACCCCTACGCGAGGCGTGAGGAATTCGACTATTCGCGCTATGACTACACGGCAAAGGCAACGCTTTGTCGCGTGCCCTGGACGCCCGACTATAGGCACGTGGTCAATTGGACGGATGCGGCCGCACGTGACGCCTACTTTGCGAGCATCGAGGGCGAACCGATAGAGCTGCAACAGGGTTTCGTGCACATCCAGACGGAGCGCATAACCGTTCCCGTGCCGCTGGATGTGGTGCTCACGTACAACTACGTATGGTGCGAGGTGCCACAGTTAAATAATGATGTGCCCATAGACTACGAGACGACGGGCATACGAAACATTGGTGCCTTTATCAGCGATGCCATATACATGTCACCAAGCGCAACGGAGTTGGTGCTTGCCGTCGACTATTGGACTACCTATCTTCCGCATTTGCAGGTTTCCAGCCTTTATCTGGAACGAGGGCATGCGCCCATGTGGGCTATGGATGCGGCAACGTATCTGCAAGACCCTCTAGCAAACAGCGCCGATCTGCTAACCCCTGACGTAAACTTTGGTGATCGCAGCATAGTGCGTCACGGCAAGATGCTATCGGCCGCTCAAAGCGCTTGTGTGTACGTGCTTGCCACGACCGTGCCCTATGAGGCTATCGACAGCATACCTACGGCCGTGGCAGGGGGTGCCACCGCCCCGTCATGGAGTGACACGGCAGACCGCTACGGACACCAATTGCAGGTCAATGGCTATGCGTGGCAGTATGGTGCGAGCTATGAAGGCATGTACAGCCCAAGCAACCCAACGCACTATGACGGCAACGCCGCGACGGGATACTACTATTACGGGCTTCTGGGCAGTGCCATTGCATCTGGTGCCCTAAAGACCCTTTTGCAGGCTTTGCCAATCCTGGCTACGACATGCGCAGCCCTTTACGTGGTACCGCAAGATGTTGTTGTGTTCGGCACCGTGCACACAATATCTGGTGTGCAGTTGCACGAGATTGGCACCAAATCCGGCTTTGTTCCCATGGGAAACCTGCCAATATCCGTAAATGACTTTGGCTATCCTGCAAGGTATAGGGACATTGCAAAGCTCTATACCATGCCCTATGCGTCTATCGAGCTTTCAGACGATCTGGGGCAGGTGGTGCCCATTGCCATAGAGACGATAGCAGGATCCACGCTTGACGTGGTGCAGCGCATTAGCGCCGCATATCCGTTCCTAAGCTGGCAGGCAATGGCCGCTAACATTGCCAACACGGGAGGCAATGCAGCCTACGTCTGGCATGACGTGACAGGCACCGTGCAAAATAGGGTCGTACCCAATACGGACTTCTCGCGCTACATGCTCGATCTGGGCATACCAACCTATCAACTTCTTTTGGATGCGGCAACGGAGCAGGCAAGCACGTCTTACGTCGATGCGCAGCAGCAGCGCGAGCAGGCCATAGTCAGCTACCAGAACACCATGAGAAGCGCTAACACCGCACGCGAGAATGCAATAGACAGCGATGCAACAGCCTGGACAAACACGGCATCTAGCGCAGACACGGCACTAGCCAACACGCGCAACAGCGGAGAGACAAGCAAGGCAAATGCCGTAACGCAGAACAACACGCGAACGTCAAAGGTCGCACTAGGAAACGTAGTGCATAGCTCGACTACAGAGAAAACCGTATACAACATAGAAAACACTCTTGATATCGACAGAATATTCTCTAGGGCTGCAACGGAAGTCAACCTAAAGAGCGAGGCGATATCAGCCGCCCTAAGCACCGTAGGGGCGCTTGCGCAGGGAAATGCGCTAGGCGCTATCAGTTCTGGCGTTTCTGGCGTCCTGTCAATTACGACAAGTGCGACTCTGGCAGACCTATCAGACCAGGCGACTGAGGCAAAGATTGGAGCCGCCCAAAGCTACCAGAACGACGTTTCAGGGCTTCAAATGGACAATGCCACAGAGCAGGCCATATGGGATAACAGGCTAAACACTGACACCACGAACCTTAGCGTCGATACGGCAAACGTCAACGCACAGAACGTAAACACCACGACAAAGCAGAACGCAACCCGCAGCCGCACGACAGGCGACGCGAACGCAACCTACAGCAGAGGGGCAACCGAGGCCAACGCAAAGGCTGGCATGGTTGTGGCACAGAATGCATATATCAGGCGCATGGGGCAGGCAAGCGCATTGCCGCCCGTCTCGCATGGTGCCTCTTCTGGTGATGCCATAGCGGACGCTTGGATGTCTAAGGGTGTGCACATGCGCATTGTTACCCAAAGCGACAGCGCGATATCTCGCGCAGGCGATGCGATGCTACGCTATGGCTACCAGTATGAGGGTTTGTGGAACGTAGACGCCTGGTGCCCAACCGACCGTGACTATTGCTACTGGCAATCGGGGGACGTGTTCGCAAGCGCTGGACGCCTTGACAACCCGACGGCAGAGAGCGTCTTTGAACGTATACTAGCAAGTGGCACTACCGTCTGGAACGACCCTGCAAAGATTGGAGTTACCACGCTATGACGAACATTGACGAGTTGCGCAATCGCCTGGACAACCCGCAAGAGGGTGACACGTTCACGCCCGACGAGGTGCGCAAGCTTATGGAATGGTACGCGGATTCGCAGGTTAACAACGCATATAACCAGGCGAGAATTGCCAATACCATGACCGAGGCAAAGCGCGCAACACAGATCGTTCAAGATACAATGGCAAAGCTTGAAAGCCTTTATCAGACGCCCGTATCGCCCCGTCTGGAGGTGGTGAAGTATGACTAGGCCAAAGGGACGTACCAAGCGCGCATGCTGTGACCAGAACAGTGAAACCTATTGGGGAGCCGCAACCTATAACCGAAACCTCTTTGATGCCTACATGGGGCAGGTGTGCCGTCTGGCAATGACGCGCTATGAGTGGATCGGGCTACCCGACACCGTGGACGCGCTATGGTTGGAGCGAACACTGCTCTTTGAGGGATGCGCGACGATAGCCCGACCCGTGGCAGACGGCAAGGTTGGCTTGTGGCGTGCCGCAAAGATGGTGAGCAATGGGGCACTAAATTGCTATGATCGTCCCTCACATTGGTACGCCTATGCGCGGGACATTTTCAGATTCCCATGCGACGCACGCAATGCGGTTTTGGTCTATGACAATGTGGGATACCGTGACCCTATCTTGCCAGGTCTTGAAATGGCTTGTCGCGAGTTGGTGGACATCCAAAAGACAAAGCAGGTAAACCGCTTTTGGCAGAAATTGCCATTTATCCTCGTGACCCCGCAGGACATGGACTTGACCGCCGTCAACCTTCTCAACTCGATAATGGCAGGAGAACCAGCCACGATAGCCAACCCCGCAATACGCGAGTTGGAGGCGTATAAGCTGGATATGACGCAACCATACATAGGTGCCGAGCTTACCGCCGCAGAGCAGAACGTCTGGAATCGCATTTACACGATGCTGGGCATAAGCAACGTGACGTTCAAGACTGAACGCATGATTGAGGACGAGGTAGACAGCCTAAGCGAGCCCACCCGCATGCAGGCGCTTTCTGGTCTTATCGAGCGCAGACGTGCCGCAGAAAGGCTCAACAAGGCGTTTGGCATGGACGTTCACGTTATCTGGCGCAAGGACACCGAGAGCGACAACATCAACACGCTTGCAAGCATTCAGGACACCGCAAAGCTCATTAGTGGGGACAACAAGGGACTTGCCGAGGTGATGCAAGATGATACCGAGTGACGTGCCTTATCTTGATTGGGATGAGATTCAGGAGCCTGGAGCCTACGAGGAGCACGGAGCAATCACCATATCCCTGCACCAACTCATGCTCGATGATATCGTTAATGAGACATGGTGGCAGGGTTGGAGCGCCGTTAGCGAGGAAATGCGCGCACGCCTTTGGAAGAAGTTTGTTGGGCGCTTTGAGTTTCGTGAGATTGGCATTCTTCCCCCTGGCAGGTGGTTGCGGCGAGTGCTTGCAAAGCTGGACGAGATCATGCCAAAGTATGCGCCCATGTATGCGGCAGCGGACAACGGCAATACCGTCATGACGGGATATGACGAATGGCACAAGGGACGCGACGTGCATTCCAGCTTTCCACAGACCGCAATTGCAGGCAACCAGGACTATGCAAGCAGCGGAACGGACAGGGAGCACGAAACCGTGCGAGATTATGGCATGCTGGATGTTGCGGAGCGCATAGCCGCATATAATGACATTGACGTGATGATGCTCAATGACCTTGATACGCTCTTTTGCCCGTTGGTATCGACCACGATACCCTATCTGTAAGGAGGTGCGATCATGGCATACCCCATACCCGCGTTCATACCGCCCTATGGTGCTTTCGTGTTGCCTGACCCGCCCGTTATCCCAAAGCTCTATTGGGGCGCGCTTACCCAAGAGGAACGCATACGCAAGCTTTGCCAGGAGCTACACCGCATTTGCGAGTATGCAAACCAGTTGGGTATTGCAATCAACCTAGACCATGAGATCATCAAGCAGCTAGAAGAGGACTTTGAGAAGTTCAAGAAATCCGGCTTTGATGATTACTACAAGGAGCAGATTGAGCAATGGATATCTGACCACCTTGTTGAAGTCATGCAGGCGCTACTTAACCAAGGTATTTTCTTTGGCCTGACGGAGGACGGATATTTCTGTGCAAACGTCCTCATGCAGCTTACGATCTACTTTGACACCGTAATGGACTATTCCAGCGATGATTACGGCAAGCTTACCTTGACCTACTAGAGAGGAATGCAAAGATGGCAAACGCTTTCACGCCAGAGCAAATCGCACAGATTCTCGAGGAGTTCTTCAAGACAGTCGGAGCGCGACAGTACATTGGTGCGCGCTATGTTCCCATCTTTGGACGCAAGGACGAGACGTCTATCGAGTGGGACAATACCAAGCCTTACGAGCCGCTTACCATCGTGCTCTATCAGGGTAACAGCTTTACGTCTAGGCAGTACGTGCCCGAGGGTGTGGAGATCACCAATCAGGAGTTTTGGGCTATTACTGGCAACTACAATGCTCAGGTCGAACAGTACCGTCGAGAGACGGCACAGGCAAAGGAAGCAGCTGACGCAGCGCAGGAGAGTGCAGACAATGCGCAAAACGACATTGACACGCTCTTGCCGAAAACCTCCTTTAGCGCAGAGGATACGGTAAAGGATGCGATTGATGCCGTTGGGGACATTGCCACAGGCGCGCAAAATGCTTTCGACGGACTTAATCCGAGGGTCGAGAAGCTTGAAGGCAAGATTGAAAACTTTGTCGAAATGTACCCAACTGTCACCCTTGCTCCGTGCATGCAGTGCGAGACGGATGCGGACTATGAGACTCAGGGTGGGTGCGTATTCAATGACTATGTGTGCTTTGGTGCCCGCAAGACGGGAGAGAACAACGCCCATGTTTGGCTAAGGTCATTGAGCAGCAACCGAGTTGTTGCCACAAACCTCAACAACCAATTCGGGCATTGCAACGACATGTGCTACAACGAGGATACCGACCGTGTTATCGTCGTTGGCACTGACATCGGACAGGGTACGTATAAGATATACGAGCTGAACCCAACGACACTTGCTATTGTCGCAGAGCACACGCCTACAGTATCGGTGTACTCGATAGCATACGATCCTGACGAAAAGGTTTATTACGCCTTTGCTTCCGGCCATATGTACAAGCTTTCCAGCACATTTGAGGTGTTGGAAGATATCACGATAGACGACGATGGCCAGATATACCAGGGTGCAACCTATCAGGACAATCTGATCTACATCCTATCCACGAGCAGCAACAGCCTGGACGTGTACACCAAGCAGGGCAAGCTCTATAACAAGGTGCCCATAGAGTACAACTCTGACATTATCGAACTAGAGTTTTGCGACGTTTACGACGGGACTTTGTATATAGGTTGCGCTTCTCAATCCGAACCGTTCATGTGCCTTTACAAGACGAGTGTTGAGGCAGGAAACTACAACTACAACAAGACGAACCTGCCGATAACCTTCTATGTCGACTATGGCTTTGACGGAATCGGAGACGGTAGCGAGCTAAAGCCTGCAATTTGCGTGTCTGCCGTGCTGGGCTTGATGTACAAGACCGTTACGCTCAACGTGTCGGGAACCACAAAGTTTAGGACTGACTTTGGTGGCCTTACCTCTAACAAGGACTCTTTGGTAATCAATGGTGTTAGCGCCTGCATTTTCAACCAGCCGATAACGCTATACGGGAATAGCGTTATCATAAGGAATTGCACGTTTGGAAAGCTAACCGTAAACAGCAAGTTTGCATCTTTCAATGGCTGCACGTTCAACTATGACGGACAGTCTACAAGCGACCCAAGCGTGAATGTGCTGAACAGTCTGCTTACCGTCTTTCTTAATTCGACGTTCAACGGCAACAGGCCATACACTGCGAACATTTCCAGCGTAAAGGCATATAACTGCACCTACAGTGAAACCATAACCAACGGCAGCGCGACCGACGCTATTGTCTCGCAACCCTATAGAATCCTTTACAACGATACGGACAACTTCACAAAGGGTTCTACGGTAAATGTGCCAGACATTAAGGCATATCGCGTGTTCGGTATCGAGTTGCAGGATACGTCTGATACCGTGCGCTTTTGTGGCTATGGCTTTATCACGCCCTCCAACAATGACTCCATACGTTTCCAAGGGTTGTTCGTAGCTGCATCAGGAGTCACAAGGTTCATTGCAGGGTACATCAACATCACCAACAACCTAAGTTGCCTGTTTAGCAACGATTCGACCTACAAGAAGGGCGAGAGCGTATCCAACGACATCAAGATCATGAGAATCTACGGCATAGCCTAATGTGCAAGCGAGAGAAGATAGTACGTTACGCACAAGGTGCCATAGGCTGCGCCTATGACAAGCGCCCTAGCAGTGGTGTGGAGGGAGAAAGCTACAACTGTAGCTTTCTCACCTTTTGCGCCTACAAAGCCGCTGGGCTTGAAATACCCAAGTGGCAAGGGCACCAGAACGGCAATGGCTCACAGAGCGATTGTGTGCGCTGGGCTGGAAACTGGAAATGGGTTGCAAGCGACCTAGAGCCAGGCGATCTATGCTTCTATGGATCTAGCCCGTACAACACCTACCACGTTGGCATCTATGTTGGTGACGGCATGCAGATAGATTCAATGCCTGGTGATGGTGTGCAAAGGCGTTTCGTGTACGAGACGTTTTGTGGTGGTGGATGGCCTTTTGAGGTGGAATCAGAGTGCAAGGAGGTAGATCATATGCCACCGTTCATAGAGGTACGAGACACGCTTGTATACTTTGATGGTGTGTCGATGCATGACGTGACAGACCCCGCGAGCATAGAGCCGCTGGACAGGTTGAGCAACGCGACCAATGGCAAGCCGTTGCCACGTTTGAAGTACACAGAAGAGGACTTCGCAAGGGTGTGCCAGGTGTTGCGCGCAGGAATGCCGGTAAGCCTTTACGACCTCATGACCAAGTACGAGCCAAGGAGCTAGGACATGTTTCCAGACGAAATGAACGGATATGCAGTGCTTGCAATTGGTGCGCTTGTTTTCTGCATTGGTCTTACCCGATTTCTGGCAATGATTGTAGGTGACTAGGACATGGAGCCTAACGACCTTATGCAGGCTATCAGCTCTATGGGTTTTCCCATCGTGGCTTGCTGCGTGCTCTTCTATCTGTACGACAAGACCTTGCGCGAGGTTGTGGCAACCTTGCAGGACGTGAGCAACACGCTGCGAGAGGTGTGCAACACGCTTAAAGAGCAAAAGTCATAGTTAGATTTTGGCTTGTTTTGTGTAGTGGCTTTTGCTATACTTTGTTGTAGCAGGTAAGGCACGACACGAAACGAGGTAGGGACATGGAGAAGGTAAGGCAGATAGTCAAAGCCAGGATAGACGAGATCAACAACCTCATGGATCATATCATTGATTGGGAGGTCACACACGAGGGAGATGTAAGCAAGGACATGCAGCGCATGAACGACGAAAGATTCCATGAGCTGCTTTGCATCAAAGTAGAGTTGTGCAGATTGTTAAACAAGTTGCAGTAATGTGATATAATAGTTGCTGGTGCTGGTGCAAGCCCGTTTCAAGTCGTACCCCTCTGCAGGATCGTGAGCGATTGTGCAGGGGGGTACACTTGTTCGGGTCGAGGTAGTCAGC